GGCTTCTTCACTGGTTTCGGAACTTCGGCGGGCTTGCGCCGCGCCAGCTCTTCCTCACTCGGGGTTGCCCATTTAATGCTCATGGGTCAACTCACGCAGCAGCGATTGCGGCAAGGGTATCCGCCCGCAGAAAGTCAGTGCCGTCCGAAAAAGCAACGACAGGGCTGCCCGCAGCGCCGTTAGACACAAAAATCATCGTGCCTGCGCCGGCAGTAACAGCCGAAGGCGCAGTGGCAACAGTGAATGTGGGGAGCTTGATAGCACCAGTGATGTCACCCACGAAGCCGTTGGTGGACGTTACTGGGCCGGAAAAAGTCGTTGAAGCCATTGTATTCAGGTCCTTCTACACAAGGTTTCGCCGTGCAGTCTGTGTAGCGTCAGGTAGGCGTCCTGTCTGCATGGCTGAGTTTTGCCTGCCCTTAAAGTAGCACAGCGCAATAGGGCTGTCCACGGGCGCGTTGGACATAAAAAGGCCCGCCGAAGCGGGCCTAAATGCAGAGGTGAATCGCCGCTTACGCGCCCGGAGAACCGAACACCGCACGCCAGTCACTGACACCGAAGCTGTAACGCTCACGGGCCTTGAATCGCATGTTATCTGTGTCGAAGTCGCCCTCCATTGCAGTCCGGATTGGGCTACGCTGGAACATCTTGAAGCCATTTGGCGCGTCAGTCTTGATGAAAAACGCGTCAGTGTCTGTCAAGAAATGGTTTACAACAGCCCCTTCCGGAATCATGCCCATGGATTTCGATGCGTTCAAATCGTTGTCCGCGGTGGCAGACCGCAGGTTCGAATTGATGACGCGCTCTGCGATAAACTGCAGTTCCTTGGGGATGATCATCTTCATGCCGCGAACGGCAATCTTCAGACCGCGCTCATCCGTGAACCCTGCGATGTCAATGAGCATCTGCTCAAGCGACGTCTCGTTAAGGTCCGCGGCCACAGCAAGCTGGTTGCTGCGGTTGCCCGACAACGTCGGGTGTGCGCTCGAACAAAGGGCAGCACCATCCCCGACGGGGTTTGTGGCGCTAAACGCATTGTTCAGGATTGAAGCAGCTTTGATCTGCTTTGTCTGGGACATGGACCGTGCCAGAGCGCGGGTATAGCGCGCTGCCAAACGATCATACAGATTGTCTTCAATCGCCTCTGCGGTAATTGAGAACGCCAGTGCGATGGTCTCGTGTGTATAACGCGCAGTGTAAGTTTCCTGTGCGTCATCAAACGAAATTGCGCCACCCTCCGATTTAACGGGGGCCGTCCCAAATCCGCCGAGCATAACTTCCTCTTCAAACGCCCGGTCCGAAGACTCCTCGTCGAAGATTTCCGAATGCTCGTTTTCGTAACGATCGTACTCCAAGCCGAACAGCGCGTTAAGGCCTGGTTCAAGCTCTTTCGCTAATTGTGCGCGAGAGATAGCCATGTTTTAACCCTCCTTATACGCCCGTCGAATCCGCAGTGGTCTGCGAATCAAAACGACGGGTTGCTGCGTTGAAATGAGAGTTGATCCGGACCAACAGGTGCGCGCCTGCCACACCGTAATCGCTATTGGCCTCGTCATCGACAAGACCCACGATACGCAGGGGCAGAGTTGCAGTGGTGGCGATGGAAGAAACGCTCAACTGCGAGTTGGAGCGACCGACAGCGGTCACACCGGTACGGGCTGAAGTCCCCAGCGATGCGTTGGCAAACACGCCTGCCAAAGCAGTGGCGCGGTTGGTCAAAGTAGCATCTGCAGCAACCACGAACAACTGATCGGGGTTATCTGCAACAAAGGCTTTTACAGGGTAGTTTGTGTCTACAGCCACGCTTGCCGCGCCAGGCCAGAAATTAAGAAACACAGGTTTCTTCTGGACGCTGTCGTGGTATTGAATGCCTGTCAGGACGCCGAGTGCGGCTGTTGTGCCGCCGGCAGTATCCCCAGCTTGGTTGATTACGCCTGCAGATGTAGGCACAACCAGACTATTCTGGAAAATCGCGTTGGCGTTATCCGCAGCGATTTCGTACTCAGTGACACCAGTGCTGTTCACACTGGAGCCAACTAGCCCGACAGGACGAAGGCCAAAGGCAGTTTCGGCATTTGCCATAACTTTTCTCCGTCGTTAGGGGCCACGCTTATTTGCGTGGGCCGCCAAAGGTTACACGAGATTGACGATCCGGTCGTGTGATCGTCATGGTGGAGTGGGAGTTCTCGCGCATCATATCGTGATCCACTGCGGCCATCTGGTCGGAGTTCCGTTGCCGGAAATACTCTGACCGCTCGGCCACCGTTTCCACGGGAATACGAGCGAGAAGTAGTCCGCCTACGCCAAAGACACCCTCATATTTTCCTGAATCAACCACTGGTGACTCGAAGTCCGGATACTCGTCCTGACGGACAAGTTCGTAACCTTCGCGTACTCGGGCGGAAATGTTTTTGCGGTCATCAAAACCACGAACTTCTGCACGAATCCACCGGTGCTTATACCCTTCTGGGGCAGGAGGAGCGTCTAGCATTGACGGGGGAGCCCAAGGTCTGCGAGCAGCCTCTTTGTCCCGGGTCTTGTTTGCGCGAGGGGCACGGTCAACGCCCGCGTAACGATCATTTTTCGTCTCTTCGGTCATTTTCTTACCTCTTCACGTATTTCGCATATTCTTCAAGCGGCACACCCAATTTTTTCGCAATGGCGACTTCGGTCGGGGTGAGACGAACCTTTTTACTGCGTCCAGACGTATTACCGTTTGTGCGGGACACACCAGCTACCGCCTGGACGGGACGGCGACTGGCACCCGAATCGTTTGCAGGGGCCGACGAAAACTCTTGTGGGAAGCGTTTTCGGAGCCGCTGATCGAGCTCACTATAGTACTCATCGGCCTCCGGGTCAAACCCTTCATCTTCGATGAGCTTTTTGTGTATTCCGAAGGCGGCAAAAGTCATGGCCTCGTCTTGGCCGAACCACGTGTTCCTTTCCGCCCAAGACTCCGCTTTAGGGTCCGGGCGGATAATCTTCTGCTGTTGTGGCTGCTGCTGCGGTGCGTACTGCTGCTGCGGGGCATATTGCGGCGCGGCCTGCTGCGTGGCTTGCTGCTCACGCATTTCCTGCCCGCGCTTTGCCTCGCGGTACTTTTCCGCGGCAGAGTAAAGATGGTTGAGGCGCCGCTGGTTCTCGATGACGCCGTCAGAGTCGCCCATTTCGACCGCGCGCTTCAAAGCGCTTTCCGCGGTCTTTGTTTCGATATCTAGGCGGCCGCCATATTCTTGCATATAGCCGGTGTCGAGCTGCTTCATGCGCGCCTGAAGAGTATGCGTTTCATGCGTCACTTGCTGCGCATACCGCAGGGCTTCCTGCTCGCGCCGCTCGGCGTCGCGCATTTTCTTGGTCAGGCGGTTGATCCGCTTTTGCGCAGCCCCCTGATAATCCTCTTGCTCGTTAGACTCGCTGTCCGCGACGTCTTTGTCCGACGCTGCAATTTCTACTTCTGCAGCCTCTTGCTCGTCCATTTCGATGTCCAAGTCATCCGCTGACCCAAACGTGTTTTCTGTCGCACTCATGGTCTTGTCCCCCTTACAGGCTTAAAATGTCTTCTGGATCGCCGATCACGGCAAGGATTTCGTCGTCGTTCAAGATACGGACTTCCCCGCCATCTATGCGGAACCGTGATCCCGCGTAGCGCGCAAAAATTACCCAGTCGCCTGTCTTGCACCATGCACCTGCGGGAAACTTCGCTTCATCCTGGTAGCACAACGGCCCCTGCTTCATCACGTATCCGACAACCGTGCTGAGCTGCCCATCCTCGACAACCTTGTCAGGAAGATGCAGCCCTCCGGCTGTTTTGGATTTGCCGCGATACGGCAAAATCAGCATACGCCAGCCCGTGGGCTGCGGCATGCGGTCCAAAATGGATTGATCGGCTTTTGTCGGGTCCAAGACCCTGTCCTCTGGGGGGACATACATCGACGCCATCGCCGCTTGCGCGGCCGAGATGTCGATGGAAGATGTGACTGATTCAGTCATTTTTGAGCTCCTGTTTATCTAGCAGGCCCGAGAGTTCCTGAGCTACGAAATTGAGGGCGTTTAATTCGCCCATGCAGAGCTGATACTGCTCCATTGTTCGGATACCATTGTTCTCAAGGGTATCCAAAACCATCGTGCGGCGCTCCTTGATGGAGCGCTGCACAAATTGTACTATGTCTAGTTCTTCCATGCGATATTATATAGCATATCGTATATGGCGTGACCAGCCATTTTAGGCTGCGCTTTTATTTCGACGAAAACTTCCCGCCGCGCAAAGCCGCGCCCATACCGCGCTTTTGACCCGTCGTGGACGAACCTTTCGCGGTGTTGGGCGTCGCAATATCCTTGACATCGCTGTACGGGATGCTGCCCTGACCCGCGATTACGGCCTTTTTAGAAGCCGCAGCGGTCTTGCCAGGGGCTGCGCCCATGTAATTCACTTTCCTGTCCATCACTGTCTCCTTTGGTTTGCCATTTGAAGTTGCGCGGCAACGCGCATACGTTCGCGGTCCGCGGTTGCCTGCAGTTTGACCATTGTCAATTCGCGTGTCTGCTGTATGCGCTGGGCCTGCTCCTGCGCGCGCTGCTCCGCTTTTTGCTGGGCCAGCGCCAATTCGTCGCGGTCCAGCTCAATCTGCGCCTGATCCTTTTGCGAGCGCATTTGGAGCTCCTGCTCTTTCAGCGCGATCAACGGATCAGGCTGCCCGGCCTCGCCGGTGATCTGGGAGTTCAACTCCCGCAAAGCCTGCAAGTCTTCGGCAATCTGCTGGGCGACCAAAGCCTGCACCTGAACGTCGATTTCAGGCGTAATCTCTTGGCCCTGCATCATCTCCGTCACCTGCTCCATAACCGTTTGTACGGCTTTGAGCCGTACATGGTCCATGATGTGCTTTTGCAAGGCGACTGCGATCATCGGAGCCTGCGCAACAATCCCTGAAGCACCAAACACCAAATGGGACATGATGTGGGCGTCGTGATTTTGGCCCTCAAACGCCTGCATCTGCACTTGATTCAGAGCGTCAATGTTCTCGGTGGCGGGGTCTTTCGGCGCCGCCTCTTGCTCTTCTTGCGGCTTCAGAATCTTGTCGATGTCCCGCACCCCAAGCGCCTCGTACATACGGTGCATCGCCTCGTACATATCGTGCATTTCGGGCGCCTGCGTCGCCAACTGCAACTGAGCCTGTGCCAAAGCAATGCGCTGCGCCTGGCTGAAGATGTTGGGGTCGGAAACAGGGATGACGTCCACGCGATCGTCAAAATCCTGCGCCATGATGGTCTGATCTGCCCCAGCGACCGTATAAGGATATTCCTGCGGCAGCGATTCCTTCATCACGCGCGCCAGAAGCTTGAACTCCCGCCGCATTGCGTAGTGCATGCGCTTGTGAACAGCGCTCATCACCCGCGCGCCCTGCTCCATCATAGCAATCGTCGTGCCAACCGCAGCCTGCTGGTTGCCGTCGCCCACTTTCAAATCAGTGATCGTGGCAAACCGCTGGCCCGCTTGAACCACAAATCCCAAAAGCTGGAACAGCGTGCCATCCGGCCCCTTGAACGGCAAAGGCATCAAACTGTCGCGGATCGCGCCGCCCGGGCTGTCCACGTCGCGGAACTCCCCCGGCTGCAGAGGCTCGTCGTTGTCCCTGATCCGCAGTCCGCGGGCCTTGAAACCCGCAGGCAGGTTCGACAGCGTTCCGGCGTCAATCAACTGCCGCAAAGCGGCCGTCGCGGTCCGCGACAAACCGCCAATGGTGTGGATCAGGCCCAGCCCGTAGAAGCCGAAGCCGGGCAGGAACTTGTAGTGCACGAAATAGCCGATCTTGGTGCGCTTGGGGTCGTCCTCGCGGTAATTGCGGCGAATCGACAGCACGTCGCCGGTGTCTTCGCAAATCGTCACAAGGTAAGGCAGGCGAATGCCGGTCTCTTCTCCGTCTTCCCCGATATCCTCGTAGCCCGGCAGGTCTAGGTCGACATGGAACTCCAGAAGCGTGATGTCGTAATCAATCATCGACGCCGAAGTGCCCGAAATCTTGTCCTCTACCTCGGCAATGTCGTCCTGCTTGGCCGTCGAAGCGTGCAGCGGGATGTCCCGATAAAATCCGGAGACCTGCATTTTCCGGACATCGTTCCACGGCATGCGGATAATTTGGGCAACAAAAGGCGACGTCTCCAAGTCCGACGCGTCATAGGGCACCACAAGGTTCTCGGCAGGCACAAACTTGCTGACCACCCGATCAAGGTTGGAGTCAAAATACACCTTTTTGAACGTCGATCCCGCCAGCGGCAGGTAAAATAGCATCTGATCAAACTCGGGCGTGTACTCTTCCGCCTCGTTCATCAGGAAATAATTCATAAAATCTTTGACGCGCTTGCTCTGCGCCTGCTTTTCCTTGGTCAGCTCGCCCATGACCTGCGTCCGGACAGGGCCTTCCGCCGGCAAAAGCTCGTTGAACGCCTGCGCTTGGAACTGCGTGGCGGCCTCGGCCAAAAGTGGGTGCGTGACGCCCGTTGCGCCCTTGAATGGCTGCGTGCGCTCTTGGTAATTGAAGCCCAAAAGCTCCAAGCCCTTGCTGTATTCCTGCTCCCAGTCGCCGCGGCTTTCCTTGGCGCTGTCGTACTGCGCCATCAGATCGCTTGCCGTGGCTCCCAGCTCGCCGTTGTCCAAGTCTTCAGCAAGGTTTCTGCCAAAGTCCCCTTCGTCCCCAGCTTCGGCTTGGGGGTCAAAATCAACCGTGACGCCGCCATCGTCCTCTTCAACAATGTCGATGCCCTCAACAAAAGGCACCCGTGACGCCATTAAGGCGCCAGGCATTGCGATATCAAGGTCGATCTCGGCTTGCGCCAAGTTCGGATCGTCGTTCTCGCGCTCAACAAAAGAAGCAGTCGGGGCTCGCGCCATAAAATCCTCCTAACGGTCAGACACCGTAGATTTGTGCCAACTTACCACGCAAAAGGCAAATTGACTAGCGCGGTGCGTTAATTTGCAAAGGGTCGATAAAGCGCTGCGGCCGCGCAATGGGTCGAAGGGAGCTTTCCACCGGAGGTGCGCCCAAAGGCGCCAGCTGCCCAGGCATTTCCGGCAAGGGGGCCGGTGGCTGCGGCGCGGCCATGGTTTGACCCAAAGACCCCAGAATAGACAAAATCTGGTCGTCCTGCGAAACAGGCGGCTGGCCGGACCGGTCGGGCCGAGCAACAGGGCGCACAACGCCCAATTCCGCCGCAGCTTGCGACCGCGTTTGCCCCAAAGACGGGTCCGTCATCGGCGTGCCCGTGATCCGCGAAACGTAGTTGATCGTCTCCTTGAACGGAGGAATCCCGCCATACTTGCTCACGTTGCCGGGACCCGCGTTATACGCCGCCAAAGCCAGAGGCACCGTGTGGAACTCGTCAAGCTGCTGGCGCAAATACCGCGCGCCGCCGCGCATGTTATCCGCAGGATCAGTGCGGTCCACGCCCAAATCATTCGCCGTGCCGGGCATCAGCTGCATATATCCAAAAGCGCCCTTCTTGCTCTGCGCGTTCGGGTTGCCGCTGCTTTCCTGCTGGATGACCCGCAGCATCAACTCCGGATCAATGCCCTCTTGGCGCGCGATCTCGTAAGGGTCCACGCCAGACTCCTGCATAATCTTGGCACGCAGGCGCTCCAACGTCGACGACGGAACGCCGACCTCGCCGCCCTCGCTCATAAATTGCGCAAAGCCCTCAATGCCCCGCGGTCCGCGGAACATG